GAATTCTCTACCTTATCCTTTAGCGCGTCGTACAGGTCTGAGCCTAGGTACAGTTGCAAGTTCTTATCCTGCGCTAGGATGCACGCTTGAACAATGTAGTTCTCATCTACCCCCCCGTTTAGTTGGGTGATACGCTTGAGGTAGTTAGCGTCAATGAATAGGACTTCCATTATCTCGGGGTTGTAAAGTTCTTCTTTTCAAGAAAGCCACGGTTAGCCATATCCCGGGGGCGCTTTGCTACGAGCGGGTCGTTCTCCTCAAGGCGGTTCTTGGCCCGTTCGCTCACCGGAAGCGACTGAATGAGTGCCTTAGCCTCGTTCACGCTGACCAGCTTGTTGTCTTTCTGGAGGTACGTCTGACGCATCCAAAAATGCCTGCAAGACCCTCCACCCTTGTAAAGCCAGATACTGTACGTATCAGCACCGTTCGGCCCCCAGCCGGGGTTCACTGATTGGTTTCCTGCTGCGATAATATCCTCCTTGCGGTAGACCTTCATAGCGCCAATCATCCTAGAGCAGAAGTCCCGCGATTTGTCGTCCGCGAGTTGGGTGGGAGCGTATGCGTACCGCACGCGGACTATCTCGTTATCCTGAGAACTTTTCCGGCTGGGGTAATTGCGGAGCGTGCGGGCAAAACTCCAAAGAGCATCCTGCGCGTCCTCAAGTTCGTAGTCCACTTCTTGCTCGTCGATGAGTTCCCAGTCCTCGCCCATCACCTCGCCCCGCGATTCGAGCCACTCGAAGGCTGCGTTAAAGTCTACTTTCTGCTCTGCGAGAAACAAAGCCGGGACGTTACAAGCGTCCAGAATCTTCTTCAAAGCACCCTCGATGACCATCCGATAAGGCTCGACTACTTGACGCTCAAATAGCTCCTCTGACGCGGCTAATTCCGTACCTCCTCCGAGCTTGCCCGGGGTGGTAACGCCAAACATCATCGGGTTGGTCACCCGGTGGCCTACCATAATCTTCGCGGTAGTTTCCTCGCTCAGAAATTGGTACTGCTTATCCGCATCGGAAAGGGCAAAAGCCTCGATTTCCGGGACGCGGTCCGGCTCATCCGAGAACGTCATCCAGAACTTACCCGCGTTCTGCGCTCCCGCCCCCTGGCGTTCGATGTCCATCCGAATTTTCTGCCGCTCCTCATCGCTCGGGATGCCGTTTTTAAAGTGAATGGCAAAGCTCGGAGAAAGCCCGTTCTTGATGTTGTTGATGTGGAAGACCCCGATTTCCTTTTCCAGCTCGATGTAGTTCAACGCCCCCAAATAGTCGGGCTTTGGGTAGTAAAACGACCCGACCGTGAACGGCTTTACGTACAGGATTTGGGTGGGCTCTTCGTTCTTGGTTTCCGGGCTGAACTTGGGAAGACATACGGGCTCATGCCGACGGTCCGACCAGTTGCGAGAATAGTAGTATTCATGAACGACTTCGTTCTCGTCCATCGTGCCCGAGCGAACGCACTCGAAAGCCAGGTGTTTAACCGTGGCAATAGTGGTCCGGTCTAAGCTCCAAACGATTTCTAGAGCGAAGCCGTTGTGTATCTTCAGGTCTAAAGCAACTTTCCGGAGTTCGTCCTCCAGTCCCCACTGTGCAAAGAGCAGTTTCGCGTTGAGGTCGGCGGGGTCGAAGCCTTCCCCGTAGATCATCATCGCGATAGTGGTACATAAAGCGTTATGCGTCGGGCTCTGGTGAAAGAGGTCCACGAGGTACTGCGGAAAGAGGTTGTCTTCTCCGTAGTTTACCCACTCGCCTTTCTCAATTTCCCGGAAGCTCCGGGGCTGGTACGAAGCCAGCTTGATACTTTCTATTGAGTTCATTTAGTTTCCTGAATAAAAGATAACCGCGTCTACAGTGTCCAAGGTAGGCACAGTAAAGGGACTAGCCCCCGGAACTCTGAGCGTGCCCTGCTCGACCATACCTTCGACTAATACAGAATCCGGGTCTTTGTTGGTGCTCGAATTTTGGACGTAGACGTAATAGTCATAATCCCCGGTCTCGGTCAAAAGGATGTCGTTGGTCGTGACCCCGTTGGTGGCTACTTCGACCTCTGTGTATCTGGGATTGTCCACCACGATGTCCGCGACAAAGAAGTGCTCCTCTTTGCTCATCCGATGCACCAGCTTAAAGAGGTAGTGAGTATAGGAATAGTCGCGGGCCGCATCCTGAAGGGTCAGGAAAAGCGACTGCGCAGAGCTATTCGAGTTTAAGTACAGCATCTCTTGGAATTAGATGGGCCTCTGGGACGATGTCTTCGAGCCAGTAGTTCGTTGGCTCATATTTGTAACGGGTAAAAGCCGAGACATTTACGGAGCTCTTGACATCCGCGACCAAAGGCTCGGTCATGCAGAAGTATTGCACCCTGGTATTGTCATAAACGTGCTGGGCTGAACACCCGTCTAGACCTACCCGTCTGTTGCTCCACATAAGTTTGACTTTATCCGCGATCCATCGCTTCATAAATCTCCCCGCTCCGCAAGGGTAGCCCTGAAATAGCGTCCCCTCGCGGGTGTCCGCCCGGAACATATAGATATTTCTAAAGCACGCGAAGTCGTGCTCCTCGATGTTCTGCGCTATGTACTTCCCGGCTCCCGGAAGTAGGAAATCATCGCTTCCCAATTGCATCATCACGTCCCAGTCGTCTTCTTTCATCCACTCGAATAGAGCTTGATTCTTGAGCCCTAGCGTTTCGTTCGTGACTTCCTTGTACTTGTACCCATACTCTTCCGCGAGAAGGGCGTGAACGGGCTCGGAAACGCCTATGTAAGGGACTAGCTCGTAGCCTTCCCGGAGGAACTCCTTGCGTATCCTTTCGATGCCCTCATAGCAGGCTGCGGTCATCTCGACCCGCTGCCAGACCGGGAGGTGGATAGCTATCTTCTTCATGCCATGTGCTTGTTCCAAAGTGAGGTCATATTCCGCGTGAGCGACTGGTCCCAGATAGTGTTCTTGGGCTTCAGATATGAGAAGTAATTAAAGCGATGTTTGATAGCCATAATTGGGACTTGGTTTTTCTTAGCCCACGAGCCCACGAGGATGTCCGCGCAATTCCATTCTTGGGCCATTTCGGACCTCATCCGAGAATAAATCTCGGCTGGATAGTACGAAACCCCTGTTCCTGGCGCAGAGATGGGTATTTCCCGCGTGTTCTCCGCTAGGCAGTAAACTTGGTTAGTCACCTCTCCGAAGTAGTGGGAGCATCTTCCTTGCCAAGTCTTCCCGTGATGGGTCAGGATGTGCCCCGGAAACCGCCGGGCTGCTAGAAGAAAGTCCTGGACGTAGCCTTCTGGGTAAATCAAATCATCGTCCAAGGTAACGACATCATTGTCGCTCGCAGGAAACTTGCCTATATCCCCGTTGTTCTCTCCCCAACTGACCACGCACCACGAAGGAAAGGCCGGCGGGTTATCTCCTTGCCACTTGATGTACAAGGTCTCAACTTGACCCTTGAGCGAGTCCACCACTTTGATGCTTTCTGGAAAGCGGGAGGGGAGCATCGCGATACCCCCGTCTACTTTGATTTTCATGCGGTAAACTTCCCTCCGTTTATGGCAAAAAAAAAGCCCCATCGCTGGGGCTCTTTTCTGTGGAGTTCTGTTAGGTCGGTGCTCCGTAGGTGATATTCGTCGTTGCCGACAAAATCGGGGCCGGGATAAGCTCGTTAGACACGAACGTGAGGTTATAGCCGTTGAGGTCGCCAGGGGCGGTTCCCGTAGAGATAGACCCTCCGTTGCTTTCACACCCGGAGGTATGGCCCATCACCATACGATTTCCGTTTACATCTTCGACGATGATACAGATACGGTTCTTCAAGAGGTCCACCAGCTCGCTATTATCAATAGCTCGAATTTTAGCGTACTGGATAGTAACAACCTGCTCAAAGAATACCGTTCCGTTCTCAACGCTGGAGTTAATCGTTTGAACGAAAGAACCGGAGTTCTTCGTCAGCTCGAAAGGATAGACGGTAATTGCTACCGCTGCACCTGCCAAGCCGCCCGAAGAGGGTGTACCCCAGTCCGCTGCGTCAAACTTTTTAATCCACACCCGCCGAATTCCGCCGATAGCATCCTTGCATACGAAGGTGCGTCCAGTGACTGTTATTGTACAGCTCATAGGTTAGGCGGATTAGGTGGTCCGACGGAGCAAACCGTAAGAATCGTGATCTACAACTTGCGTACCGAAGGCGAACTTCATGATGATACGGGTAACGTCGTCGCCCGTGGTCTCGATGAGGTCAATTACGCGAGCCTCTACAAGGTCGGTCAGCAGGTTCGTTCCAACGTACAAGTTCTCCGGACGCGAAATCAACAGCGTGTCGTCTGGGAATCCAGCCGGGCACACTACGCGGTGACCGCTGTACTTATCTGCCAAGCCTTCAGCGAGGTAAGGCAAGTTAGCCGTACCAGCCAAAGCGGTGTAGTAGTAAGCTTTCGAAGCCCGGCTCATGTAGATAACCGCGTCGTAATCGCCACGAATAGCGGGCGGGCACTGCGTAGAGACCAAAGATGCCAACTTCGACAAGATGTTGGAAGAGCTCAAAGCAGCCGTCAAGTTTGCTTCATAGGTGGGAGCAGCCAAAACCATCTGACGAATCAGACCGTTGAAGGCGGTGTATGTAGCACCCGTAGCTGCACCCGCGTCGGGGTTGTAGTTGCCCTGCCAGATGTTCCGCTCGATAGCTTCAGCTGCACGCTTTGCGACGTACAGAGCAGCTCCGTCCTTGTAGGATGCGGGAGCAGTTGCAGAGGCTCCGTTCATCTGCTCGCTCTCCCACGTCATGCGCAGGTCTTTGTTGCAGATTTGGTCGTTGATTTGGAGCTCGGTCAGCGTCAAGGTAACGTCCGAAAGGTCCAAAGCCGTGCCCGAGGTGAACTCGCACGTAGCCGCAGCGATTTGCGAGCCCGTGAACTTGCGAAGGTTAGCCTTGTACTTGACGTTGTCGAGAACCGAAACGTAACCGTTGGCGATGGTGTCCGCTGCCAAGATAGCGGGAGCAACATACGGCAGGGCTGCTTTGCCCGCGTAGTTGTTCGTGGTAAATGTTCCGTTAGCCATTGTGATTTAAGAGATTTCGATTAGGAAAAACGATTTGCAATTGCCCGAACGCGAGCGTCCAAAGGCATCTTAGCCAGCTCCTCGCGGGAAACCTGCGGGGCTTTGGCGTTACGAACGAGACCGCCAGCGGGCTGCTTGCTCAGCTGCTCGAGCTTGGCTTCCTTTTCCTTCAGCTGCTTGCTGAAGTTCTCGGTCACCTTGGCAACTGCTGCCTCAATCATCTGAGAGACGACCTCCTTGGTGAGGACTTCCTGCGACAACTCAGCTTCTGCGGCTGGAGCCTCAGCGGGCATCTCCCATTCTGCTACCAAGCCCTCCGCGACGGTAAAGACCGTGCCATCTTCGAGCTTGTACTCGCCATCCGGCAAAGGAATTTGCTCACCTTCTTCGTTCACGACGAAGACGGGAACTCCTACCGCCCAATTCTCTGCGTCGGTCGAGATGACCTGACCGCTGTCGAGAGTGGCTTCCGCCATCTTGACCTCTTGCTTCTCCTCTGAGAGCTGCGTAGCAATAGCTGCGTACTTCTCGAAGAGCTTTTCGACTCTGTCTTTAAGGTTCATTGTTTGAAATTATCTGTTGGTTTAACGTATTCGCCTTTCGTTACTTGACAGCTTCTAGATACCGCTCTGCGATATCCTCCGCGAAAGCCTTTTGGAGTTCATTTAAGAAGCCCTCCTCGGTGAGTTCGTCCGTAGGTTCATCCTGCTTGCTGAAGTCCTCGGATTTGCGCTTAAAAAAGCCCTCGATACTAAAGCCCTTGACCTTGCCAGTCTTGACCCACTCTTCCCAAATTGGCTCGCTTTCGATTTTCATGGAGACCATCCACGTACCTACCGGAAGGTCGAAGCCGTACATCCGGCTTTTGTCCTGGTCTCCTTCGATAATCCAAGATTCTACCACGGTAGTCGAGGAGATACCTACCTCGTGCTCTACCGTCGCGGTGTTTTGCCGTCCGTTCTTGAAATAGAGCTCCATAGCCTCTCGTACGGTGTCCTTGGAAAAGAAGATGTGGAACTCCTCTTCTCCTTTGCGTCGGTAGATAGGCTTATCCGGTATGAGGGCCGGGCCCATAACGATACGCTTCTCCTGGTCCTGAGCCTTGAATTGAACCTGCTCGCTAAGAGCGACCCAGTTCTCTTCAATAGCCGGGGCTTCTACGAGCGAGATAGCTTGGATTCCTTCCAACTCCCCGTCGATAATCATTTCTACTAGATCCATTGTCTTATTTAATTGAATAACGCAACTCTTTCCTTCAACCTTTGACTGGCCTGCATTTGGTTACTTACTTCGCTTCCGACCACATAGGCCCGGAAGCCCGAAGTCTCGTTGTTTGCAGGCGGGAAAAAGCCGGGTGCGGGAGCAGCCGCCATAGCCGGAGCAGAGGGAGCGGAAGCCCCTCCGCTGGGCTTAAATTGTTGACGTGCGATAGTCGCGACCTGTGCTGCGCCCATCACTCCGACCGCTACCGCTTGGATAATCCTCGCAACTGTCGAGGGCTGCGTCTTATCGGTCAAGGCAGCCGTCACGCCCTCAGCGGTCGACATAATAGCCGAGGTGATGCTTAAAGCTTTTTGTATTTGAAAGGTCTGCCGGGCTCGCTTCTCCTCGTTCTTTTGAAAGAGAGTACCAAGTGCATCCGCTACCTGGAGGCCCATCGTCACCATCTGCCCGGTATCTTTAATAAACTTGGTGACCTCCCCTGCATAAAATTCGGTATTATCCTCAAACATCTGCTTCCGTCGAGCTGCTGCGTCCGCTTCGAGTTGTTCTTGGGTTTGAATAGCAGCGCCTACGATTAGCGTCCTTTCATCTAAAATTTCTTTTAGTGCTTCGTTTTCCAACTTTGCCACATTCGGAAGCGACTGCACTTCGGTCATCTTATTGGCTTCGCGATAGGCTGCAATAGCTTCTAAATTGGCTTGCTTTTCCTCTTCTGCCAAACGGATGCCCTCCTGACGTAGCCCGTTGACCTTGTTCTGAAGTTCGGTCTGGAGCGTGGTCGATTCCTGGCGGATGTTGTAGACCTCAGCCTCCAACTGAGCGAGCTTCATCAGGTCTTCCTCGCTGGCAAAAGTGGTAGCCTGCCGAGCTTTCTCGATACGAAACTCCTCCTCTGCGATACGCACTCGCTCTTCTACCAACTTCTTTTCCAAAGCTGCTGCATCACGAGCAGCTTTAATCCGAACGTTGATGCTCTTGGTCTGGTCGTCAGAAACCATCTTGAGCCGCTCGATTTCCGCCCTCTGTTTGGCGGTCTCGACGGTAATATCTCGCTGCGATTTCCGCAAGGCTTGAGCTGCTTGCGTCAGCTGCGTCATCGCGTTGTACTCCTTCGCGATTTCGTCACCCATGCCGCTCAGGGCTTTGCTAGCATCG